AGTTGTTGCTTGCAGTTGTACGGTCAGGAGCAGCGCCAAAGTTGCTGTTAGCAACCCAAGTAGCAGTACCTGCTTCTGGATTCACTGGAATAGTCATCACGTTAGTTTGCATAGCAATGTTGCGGAAAATAGGAGCAACAACTAAACGACGACGAACCTCAGCTTCTAAGTTTAAAGAAACTTCGAGTTCCCATGTAGCGCTAGGAACGTGATTGCCATACTTTTCAGCATAAGCACGACCTGTTTTTGTACCTTCAACAGACTTGCCAGCCATTTTAGCTAACAAAACTGCTTTTTCTTTATCAGCATAAGTCATTTCACCAGCTTTAGCATCAGTGAATTGCATACGTGATTTTTGAATAGCTTCTAATTCAGCAGCTTTCTCTTTAACAGCAGCTTCTAAACCAGCTAAAGCCGATTTGCTTTGCTCTGTTTGAGCTTCTAAACGCTTTTCTACTTCGGCTAACAAGCGCTCAGCACCTGTGTCAACAGTAGATACTTGTGCAGCAACGGCTGCTTTAACTTTAGCATCGAACTCAGCTTGTGCTTTTTCTGCAGCAGCTTTTTGATCAGCAGCTTTAGTTTGAGCTTCGATAACAGCCTTGGCTGTAGATTCTGCGGCTTTGGCAGCAGTGTCTGCTAGCAATTGTTCTAATTGTTTTGGATCCATGATATCCGATTCCTTTTTGATTTCGCTATTTGCTTCCGTTGAGGATTCTAGCCCTTTAGCTGACTCGCTGTTGGGTGCAAATTGCAGTTTGAAAGATTTAAATTCGTCAGCATCGTCAAATGCTTTAGAAAGACTAAATAGAGTATTTTGATTTGCTGGCACTGACACTACTGAAATTTCATGTAGTTCCAATTCTTTTACTACGAACAGCTCTGCAGCTGCATTGTATTCCGCATCTACGATTCGGAATCCGATACTAAATGCGGTTAGTACACCGTCTTTTACAAGATTGTACACTTCTTCTGCTGCGCTAGAAATTCTGGCTTTAATCCATAATCCTTTCGCATCAACTTTGTGCTCTACCATTCGGCCAACTGGTTCACTATGATCATGATATGCTAAGATTACTGGATTTTTCAAGTAATTAGCAATACCCTTCTCCCATACACTAGCTGGCACTACATCCCCTTGGCGATCTGCATCATTGGTACTTGCGTAACCAGTAATATAAACACTGCCTTCTGGATCTGTACTTGCTGGTAGAGTATCACTCTTTGTAAAAGAACTGTTTAAAAACAGAACTTTATTTTTATCTACCATAATTTTCCTTTATTGCTGAGTGTCTTGTGGTCTTCCACCTTGTGACGGGTCAGCGGCCGAACCTGCAATATTCGCAGGGATTCTTATTTCGTCATGGCCTGTCATTTCAGGATAACGTAATTCTATTCTAGCTTCGTTAGCAGTAATAATTCCTGCGTTAACTAATGTAGAGTAATATGCTGCTTGATCTTTTAATTCTGGTTGTAGTGCGGAAACAGTACTTGTAATTGCTTCTACATCATATCCATAATAACGTTCAACTGCAGAAACAAACTTTCTTACAACAGGCAGTACTGTTTCTAAGTAAAATAATCTTAAGTTAGGTGAGATATTAGCGTTGTTACCACCAGCTAATAAAATTGGTGGTACACCAATAGCTTGCATTATTTTTTCACTATGATTTTTAATAGACTCGTTAAAGTCCATTTCTCTAAAGTTTGTGTCGCTTACGGATGCAGGCTTAAGTCCGCTATCTAAGATAACTGGGCGTTTGCCCCCTTGCTTTGAGCTGTACTTTTGTAACCAGTATTGAATTGTTTTTTCTTTAGCGACTTGTGATAGTGTGTTATCTGATGTTAAAACTAATCCAAATACAGCACCATTTTCAAAATACTGTTCTTGGAATTGTAACATTGAGTATAGGGTACTAATTGTTTTTTGTGAACTTTCTAAACGGCTTGAGCCGCGATAGATAGACTGAGAATTTAAATCACGGAAGTGAAATACTTCGTTCTCAGGAAAAACAACTACACCATTGTATCTGTAACCTTGTATAAAGGTTTTTACGTCTGTTAAGATTTCTACACTTTGTGAAGGCAGGTGGTACATAAACGTACCATCAAAATGTATAAATACATTACCTTCTAGTATCAAATCTTGAAATATTGCTTGACGAAACTCTTGTACCGACTGATAAGGGTTTGGTCTAAAGTTTAATAAGTTATGAAGAGTTTTTTGACGCACGCCATTAACAATACCGTCATTTAACTTATCTTTTACGTCATAGTCCATTGAGCTACATGCCGACACCAGCATGTTAACTGATCTATTGACTGCTTCAATTTTTTTAAATGCTTGCTGATAAGTAATCGTAGCAGTTGTGCTTACGAATGTACCCTCAGATTGTGCAATTCTAGCCTGTGCTGGATTTAGTTTTTCTACCATCCAGTCACGTGTATTTGTAATCCACGACATATTTTTATCCTAAATAAATTGGCTAAAAAATGACCCTGAGCTTACTTTAGGAATAGGTTGACCACCGCCCGCAATTTTATCACGCTGAAGTTCGATCCAGCGAACTTGTTTGGCTTCAGAACCAGTCATGGGAGTTTTACCGTAAACACCGTGAAGCTGAACATGATGACGATTACATAGGGTGTAAACTTGCTCATATAACTCCGAACGGTGCTCCTCAATAAATTCATCACGAACAGCTAATATACCGTCATCAGTAGAAATATCATAACCCTTACGAGCAGCCCAAGTATTAACCAGGGTAGTGATAGAGTGGGTATGATGTAGTTCTAGCTCAGCTTGAGTATTACAGATATAACAATGATCTTGCTTTTCGTAAGCAGACTTGGCTCTATCTCTTATCCATTTAACTGCTATACGCTTATTGGTATTAGCAGCCATGTTATTTTAATGTTGAACGCAACATCCACGAATGCTTTTTATGAGCATCTTGACGATCTGCCAAAAAGTTTGAGAATCCGTGGTCGCCAAACTGTTCGGCAATATCAAATCCTTGACGAAACATTTCGGCTAAATTATCGCTATCTAACAGCAACTCTTGAGCCATAGCAATAGGTTGAGGTACTTGGTCTTGTCCAGTAATCATACTGAGCTCATTCAAAATACCGAGCGAGGCAGGTGTGTAACTGCGAAGGGCGCGAAGCTCTTCAGCAAAGGTGTCAATTGACTCGTAAACTTCAGTATAGATACGCTCAAAAATTAAGTGAAACTCATAAAAGTCACTACCTTCAACATTCCAGTGAAAGTTAGCAGCTTTTAGATAGAAGGCAAACTCTGAAGCAAACAGTGTTTGCATATTCTTTATGTACTGATCTTGATCCATTTTTTTATCCTGTGGCTTTAAACAAAACCATTATGTGCATTACAAGTATTATACTATAAGAGCAGTAAATTGTCAATGTAAAATTTTTAGTACCCTTAAATGGTGTACGTATATAAGGCATACCTGACTGCGTCGGCCATGTGACTATAACGGTCATGTAGTGGACGCTCGCGTTGTAAGTTTTCGCGATCATCCCATCTGTACTGGTCAAACATTTGACGCACGTTGGTACAGTGTGGCGCTACCTTTAGACGGCCTTGTTGTACTAAGGTCTGCACATATGCAATACCAGGTAGTACATCTTTTTTGGCTTTGGTGGTTGATATGTTGTATAAGTAGGCTAAATCACTGGCAAATTGTGCTGCGGCACTATCTATAAAAGTAACCTCCACACCATGCCGTTCATTAAACTCTGCAAATGCTGCAGCGTGCTGTTGAGTAGTTTGCTCTGCTTTTAAGTATTCGTCTACTATGTAGAATGTATCACGACCCCAGTCGTATACAATTACCACAAACGCAGTTTCGTCTCTGTACCCTGGGTCACATCCAGCAATAGCTTCACCTTTTAGATCGTCTGGAACTTCACAAATGTCATCTTCTTTAAGTGCATAAATTTGACCCTCAAATGTAGTAAAGCTGGCTAAGTATTCTTGTTCAAATTCTGCACGACTCATCGAACGTCTAGCTTCAGCTACATCCGACTCCGACATGCGGGTGTTTTCGGTGTAGTCTGCCTGTAATGAGATCCACTCAGGAAAGTTGGGATCAAAGCCGCGATTCCAAAACTGCGAAAACCAGTTGTTGCGGCCGCGGGGGGTACTAATAAATATGGCTTTGGCATTAGGCTTGTCTAGTGTAGGGCGTAATGCTACATTAAAGGCAGCCTCACCACCTTCACCGAGCGCAGCTTCGTCAAATATAATCAAATCATAGCTACGACCCACTGTGCTGTCGACTGTACTAAGTGATCCCATCCTGATAGTTGAACCGTTGTCCAGTTCAATAATTTTATCTTTTAGGTTGTCGCGTGCTACTTCCAAGTCAAAATGCTTGATCAGTTTACGTTGTAGCTCAAACGAAATACTTGACAGATTATAATTGGGTGAAATGATTAATACATTTGAATTAGGTACAAGTGTGACCAATTGACCAATAATATTAGCGATATAGGTCTTGCCTAATCTGCGTGCAAGTGCTGCACAGATAAAGCGGTATTTAGGATCGTTGACTGCGTTAATTAATGCAACTTGTGGGCGATTGATTGTGTCCCAAACATTGAGCAGCTTGAGATAATTTGTGATAGGTAATTTAATGAATCGCTGTTGAGGGTCGAAGTCAACTATAGTATCTACATTGACGTCTGGTCTAGAAACTACAAGCATTTATTTTTCAATCCACGGGTTTATATGTGCTAGTGCCATTATAATCCACATTAAAGGCATTTCTAATAATAGTCCACCACAATGACTGGGGTTTGTATATGATACTACAGCTAGTACGGCGCATATTGGGGTGATTGATTTATTGAGTATTGCAAACATTATACGCCTTCACCACTAATTAATTGTTGTACCAACTTACCATACTTGCTACCTTCTAATCCCTCATTGATCTGAACGTTAACTTGCTTTTGTGGTCCAGTTTGAGTGCGTGCTTTTTCTAGTTGGATTTCTCTGTCCATCAAGTCCATAGACATTTTATGGGACATTTGTAATAGTTCTGCAATGTCCTTAGTAGAACCCATTTGTGATTCTTCTAGTTCATGAAATTTTTGCTTGATGAGCGCATCCATCGCTTTTCGCATAAGAAAGCGATTATTGTAGCCCGAGTCAAAGAATACAGAATCAATGTATCCCTTCACTTCACGTTTAGCTAAAATACTAGTGACAACTTCAGGGTCAATTCCCAGTTCGTCGGCAACTTGTCTAGCATCATTTAGTTGTAGGTATGCATTGGCTACTTCCAGTGCCTCGGGAGAAATACGTACGGTTTCGGCTGGTAGGTGTGTAGTCATAGGTCTATCCTTTTTATAGAGTATATCAGTTTAGGCAAACTTTTGCAAGTGTAGATTTTGGCACCTTTTAGTATTAGGAATTTTTCTATATATAGGCCGTGGCGGGGGGCCCCTGTGGGTGAGTAATTTTGTTGTCAACTAACCGCCCTCGTGTATACTTTTGTTTTCAATCTTCATGATAGCTTTTAGCTATCACACCGATAGAAAAAATTAATTGTACAAGGTCAATTTTTCCTATATAATAGAGGCTTAGATTGATTGATTAACCCTTAACATTGGAGAATGTAAAATGACTGCAAAGACTTTGAATTATACCCCTGAGCAAACTACTAAGATGATTGCTGACTATCAAGATGGCGTTAGCGTTGAAACGCTCGCTCAAGAGTTGGGCAAAACTGTACGCTCTATCGTTGCGAAACTTTCGCGCGAAAAAGTTTACAAGGCTAAGACCTATGTATCTAAGACTGGTGTTGCCCCTATCAAGAAAGATGTTCACGCTGATTTTATTGGCGAAGCATTGGGCTTGACTGAGGCTGATACAGAATCGTTGACTAAGGCTAACAAGGTAGCATTAGCAAAGATTGCTGATTTTATCAAGGCTGAAAAAGCCTGATAAATGTAGGGGCTTTATGCCCCTACTCTTTTATGCTATAATATACACTATGCAAAACCTTAACGACTACATTAAATTTTTAGGCTTAACAAAACCTGTTGTTGTGCGTATCAATTCACGCACACACAAAGCATGGGATGGGTACTACATTGCACGCTATAACAACAAGGGTAAATTAGCAGAGCATCGCATTACTGTTTACTTG